CCATCTGTCGAACCTCCCAAAAATCACTCGTTCATGTAGTTCTTAATTGTCATCAAGGACGAAAACACCGACCAGCACTTCCCACTCCGGGGAAAGCGCACTTCCTGATAGCCCTTTTTGGACAGGTGGAGAATCAGCCGGTCATCGACCTTGATGTCGTGGCTCTCCCATGCTCTGTCATAGGCTTCAAGCTGCACAGCGCAGAGCTTGCTGTTCACCTGTGCCGATGTCTTGTAGTCCACCAGCGTCACCCTGCCGTCGATGATGCACAGCAGATCGACCGTGCCTGCATACCGCAGGATTTTGTGGTAGACCTTGGTTTCGGTCGCCAGAACTTCCGGCTTGCGGCTATCCCACCACTCCCGGAAGCCGGCAAAATACCCGGCATACACCGGCGGAATGTCCTCAATGCCGAACTTGGCGTAGTTCTCCACCGCATTGTGGATGGCCGTGCCGCGCTTTGCGGCCTTGTTCAGAACCTCCGGGTCCACCGTGCTGTAGAAGTCACTGGACAGCGGCTTCATCAGGGTGGTCACGCTGGGTACTTCCAGCCCGTTCAGGTAGTAGAGATGCCGTTCTTCCTCAAATGTCAGTTCCGGGAACTGCGGAATTTCGGGCTTCACGCATTCGTTGCTCACGTTGCTTTTCTCCCTTCAGGTTGATTGCCAACCGCATATAGTAGTCGGTCAGCTCGGTTTCGTACAGAAGCGGAAGGTAGCTCTCCGGCTGCTCTGCCAGCTCACATTTGCGCCGGGCATACCAGAGAACGCTGGTGGCTACCACATCCGGGATTTTGAATCCCAGCGATGTTTCCGCCGCCTGCCGTGCTTCTGCCAGCTTATCGGCACTCATGCCTTTTCCGCGAGTCTGCGGTGGATTTCCTGAAGCAGATCATCGGTTGGAATCTTGCTCAAGTCCAGACCGGCCTCAGAGTCCTCAAAGAGGATAGAGGGTGCCTTCAAAGCGGGGCGGATGCCGAGCGAGCTGGAGCAGTTGTAGGGGCTCCAGCCGCCATTGGAGTAGACGCACAGGGCGTAGTCACCGTCCGACTTGCTGGGACCGCTCCAACCGGTCGCCAGCCAGCACCACCGCTTCGCATTGGGGATGATGTCAGCGTACTCGCGAGCTTCATCCAGTGTAAGCGGCGCAGCCTTCACCGACAGCTTCCCATAGCAGCCGGAACCGTCCAGCGTGGTCAGGTCGATCTCGCGGGGGATGAGCTTGGCGTTGTCGAGGCCCCTCTTGCCCATGTCCTCCAACCACTTGTCCACGGCTTTCTTCAGGTCGCTCTCTGCGTAGTTGTTGGAGCTGCCAAATTCAGAAGCACCAACCGATTCCAGCGCCAGCAGGAGCAGGCTGTCCGGCAGGTTACCACGACGCTCAACATCCAGCACCACAAATCTGGTTCCGGCCAGCGTAACGATGTCACCCGGCTCGTGCAATACTGCGTACTTTTTCATGTTTCGTTCCATCCTTTCTTACCGGCGATGCAAACACGCCGATATTCAATCCGCCGATTTTCTTCATGGCTTCGTCGAGTTCTCTTGCGGTTGTGATGCCATATTCTTCTGCCAGCAGCTTCTTCAGCGTTTGGATGTCAGCCATCGTCTGCGCCTCCGTTCAGGAGCTTGGAGCCAATGAGCTTCAGTTCCCGCGCCGCCCGAATCAGTCCGTCGAGGTAGTCGAGGATTTCGGTCAGGTCTGCCCACTCATCCTTGGAGATGATGCCATCTGCCGTGATGTCGATGAGCTTTTCCTTGACCTGCTCGATGTCACCCTGCCGGAGCTGCTTCAGCAGCTTCATGGTCGTACGCTCTACCGAGGCAATTTCAGGGGACGGCATTTCGAGGCTCTTTCCGATAAGGCACTCCGACGAGCAATACCACGCCATCAGCTCCGGTGCATTGTAGATGTCTGCCATCAGCACCACCTTATCCACCGGGATGACCTTCGTATTGCCAAGCTCGTAATCTGCAAGGCTCGAAACCGAGATTCCGAGCAGTTCCGCAGCACCTTCACGGCTACCGAGCTTATCGTTGTACTTTGCGGCCTCTTTCCTACACCGGAAGCACTGGTTTTCACAGGCTTTTGCGGCATCGCGTCCCATTTTCTTTGCCCCCTTGATGCGTTATACTTTAGACATCAGCAAACCGCCATGCGTATACTTACCCTTTCGGTAAGTTGTCGTCGAAAAAAATAGCGTTGACCTGATCGCTGGTCAGGTCAAGCGCTTTGGCGACAGTGCTCATTTCCTCATTGGAGAACTCGACTTCTCCGCGCTCCTTCTTGGAGTAGGTAACAAGCGATTTGCCGATCAATTCGGCCATGTTCTTCTGGGTCTTTCCCTTCTCGACCCGGATGCCCTTGAGCTTGGAGCTATTCATCCGCTCACCCCCTTTCCGTGTCTTCATTATAGCTTACCAATATGGTATATGTCAATCTTAAAATGATAATTTTGGTAAGTTTTGTTTACTCTTTGACAAGTATGTTATAAACTTGGTAAGTAAGCTACATTGGGAGGTATCACTATGTACAGCAAAGCCATGTTCGCCAAACAGTTCAAGGAACTCATCGACAAGCGCGGCCTCACGCAGCGTGCTGTCGCAGAACGTATCAACACGACGGAGACGACCATCTCACGTTATGTTTCCGGCGATAGAACGCCGAACATCGAGACCGCTGTGGAGCTGGCCTCTGTACTGGGCGTGACGCTGGACGTTCTGGTCGGTGCTGATCTGCCCGCTGCAAGCCGCACACCGCCCGATGTCAACATCTTAGTCGCCTGCTACGAGAAAGCGTCCATCGCAGACCGGCAGGTTTTGTGGTCGTTGCTTGACCGCTACATGACCCCGGAACAGCGGGTCATCATAACGTCCATGCAGCGTGAGGAAAAAGCCGACGTAGGCTAATACGAGTTGACTTTTCGAGGAGATGAAAACCATGACGAAGCAACGTACCGGGGACGAGCTTATCGTCTTCGATGATATGCCCATCGGCAAATCCTTGGGGGACTACTGGCGCTGGAACGCATCAGACCTGCTCAACAACACCCTACGAGGCTCCTACTGCGAGTTCATCGTATCGGCCGCACTGGGCGTTGATCTGAGCGGAACCAACGATGACTGGACTCCCTACGACATCTCTTTTCCCTACAACTGGGAGTACAACGGCGAGGCCCGCGATGAAGTGCGTATCGAGGTCAAGAGCGGCGCATACCTTCAGGCATGGTGGCAGGGTGACGGCCGACTGTCCAACATCCAGTTCAGCATCCGCCCAACAAGAGCATGGGACTCCATCAACGGCTATGCCGAGGAGGTCAAGCGGCAATCTGACGTGTATGTGTTCTGCCTATATACGGAGACCGTGCGCGAGCGTGCCGACCCGCTGGTGTTGGATGGATGGGACTTCTACATCGTACCGACTCATATTCTGGACGAACAGTGTGGCCCCCAAAAGACCATCTCTCTCACCATGCTACAAAAGTTGGAGCCATACCGCGCTGACTATGGCGGCATCCGAGATGCCGTTATCCATTCGCTGGATGTGTACCCCCCTCCCCCTCCCGACAATTTGCATAATTCTTAGTGTTCTTTTTTGTGCATAACAGAAAAGCAGCCCCGCACTACGCACGGAGCTGCTTTTTCTTCAGCTATCATTATCTTCTGGAGGTTTCGCAATGGGCTATGTGACGAAGAAGGCGGCACAACGCTTTGAGGAAAAGAAAGCCGCCATATACGTTCGAGTCTCAACGCAGTATCAGGTTGACCGGGCTAGCCTGCCCGTCCAGCGAGAAGAACTCATCAACTATGCAAAATATGCCCTCGGCATCTCGGACTATGTGATTTTCGAGGATGCAGGCTACTCTGCCAAAAATACCGACCGTCCAGACTATCAGCAGATGATGGCCCGAATGAGGACCGGCGAGTTCTCTCACCTGCTGGTCTGGAAAATCGACCGTATCAGCCGTAACCTTCTGGACTTTTCCGTCATGTATGCCGAGCTGAAAGAGCTTGGCGTGGTCTTCGTGTCGAAGAACGAACAATTCGATACCAGCTCTGCGATGGGCGAAGCCATGCTCAAAATCATCCTGATCTTTGCGGAACTGGAGCGCAAAACGACCTCTGAGCGAGTCAGCGCCGTCTTCGTGTCCCGCGCCAATGATGGTATCTGGAACGGCGGCAAGGTTCCCTACGGGTACTCCTACGACAAAGAGAGCAAGACCTTCTCCATCGCCGAGGACGAGGCCAAAATTGTCCGTCTGATCTACTCCCTGTACGAGTCCGAAAAGTCCATTGTCCGGGTTGCTCGGATTATGAACGAGCGTGGCCTGAAATCCCGCGCTGGAAACGACTGGAGTCCGACCACCGTCCACACGATTCTTTCCAGTCCATTCTACTCTGGAACGTATCGGTACAATTACCGCGACGAGTCCAACACAAAGCGTTTCCGCGAAAAGGGCAAAGACGAATGGGTATTGGTCGAGAACCACCACCCGGCCATTGTGTCCCCTGAACGACAGGCTGCTGTCGGTCTCATTCTGGAAAGCAAGCGCTACAACAAGAATGCTACCTATCAGCGGAAAAACGTCCACGTCTTCGCTGGGCTGCTCACCTGCGGCTGCTGCGGTGCCACGATGGCTGCAACCACCGATAAAGTCCGGGCAGACGGCTGGAGACCGTCTATGTATATCTGCTCGCGGCGACGCAAATCCGAGGACTGCACCAACAAGTACGTCTCCGATGTGACCCTCGGCCCATTCGTACTGAACTTCTTCGCCAACCTGATAAAAGCGTCCAACTCCTTCGGCAGAACGACATCCATCGAAACATTGGAGAAGAAGCTGCTGCGTGGCGAAGCGCTTTCCTGCGTTGACCACATCGAGCGTCCGGGCCTCGAAGAACTATACAACCACCTGCGCAGCGGCTTTGACGAGAAGTGCTTTGAATCTCCTACCATCGCGGCCACGGAGTCCAGCGCGGACTTGAGCGAACGCGATCTGCTGCTCTCCGAGAAGCGCCGGCTTGAGCGCACCCTCAACCGCCTGAAGACCATCTATCTCTACGGAGATGACGAGATGGCAAGCAAAGACTTCAACATCGAGCGTGAGCGCATCACAAAAGCCCTCAGCGAGGTAGACTCCCGCATCAACGAGCTGGACATCGCCAATGCCTTCGACCTGTCGCTTTCCGATGAGGCATTCATGCAGAAGGCCAGCCAGTTCATCCTGACCCAGCAGCTCTTGGACAAGCGCTATGTGAACTACGAGCGTTTCATCCGCAAGATCGACCCCAAAATCGTCAAGGATTTCCTCAACGAAACGGTCTCAAACTTTTGTATAAAAGATGGCCTTACCACCTCGATTTTGCTCAAAAACGGCATTGAACTACGATTTTCGTACAAAACCGCAGAATAAGGAAAAAGTCCAGAAACCCGCATAGCTTCTGGACTTTTTCATTACTTTTTATCTTCCGGGTCGTTCCCGCCTCGTATAAACATCGCATCACCGAAACTGAAGAAGCGGTATTTCTCTTCCACGGCCACCTTGTAGGCATGCATGGTCTTGTCGTAGCCATACAGTGCAGCAATGAGCATGATCAAGGTGCTCTCCGGCAGGTGGAAGTTGGTGACCAGGCCGTCGATGCAGTTGAACTTGACGCCCGGGTACAGGAAAATGGAGGTATTGCCGCTGCAGGCGCGGATCTCGCCATACTTGGCCGCCACGGCTTCCAAGGTGCGGCAGCTGGTGGTGCCCACGGCGATCACACGGTGACCGGCAGCCTTGGTGTCGCGGATGCGCTGGGCGGTCTCCTCGCTGATGGAATACCACTCGCTGTGCATCTTGTGGTCGGTGATCTCATCCTCCTGCACGGGGCGGAAGGTGCCCAGACCGACGTGCAGTGTCACTTCGGCAATGCCGACACCCTTGGCGCGGATGGTGTCCATCAGCTCCGGGGTGAAGTGCAGGCCGGCCGTGGGTGCGGCCGCGCTGCCCAGCTCCTTGGCATACACGGTCTGATACTGGCTCTGATCCTCCAGCTGCTTGGTGATGTAGGGCGGCAGCGGCATCTTGCCGAACTCATCCAGCTTTTCATAAAGAGTCTCGGTGTCGTAATAGAATGTAACGTACTTGTTGCCGTCCTCCAGCGTCTCGTCCACCACAGCGGTCAGGCTGCCGTCACCGAAGCTGACCTTGGTGCCGACCTGCATCCGCTTGCCGGGCTTTGCCAGGCATTCCCACTGGTCGCCCTTGACCTGACGGAGCAGCAGCAGTTCGCAGACCGCACCGGTGGGCTGCTTGATGCCCACGATGCGGGCGGGCAGCACCTTGGAGTTGTTCACCACCAGCAGGTCGCCGGGCTCCAGAAAATCCGGCAGATCCCGGAAGATCTTGTGCTGGATGCTGTCATCCTTCTGGCTCAGGACCATCAGGCGTGCAGAGTCGCGGGGGCTTGCAGGTTCCTGCGCAATGAGCTCTTTGGGTAAATCATACCAAAAATCTTTTTTTAACATACTGTGCAT